TGGTGTCGTTTCCGTCCATGGAAGTTTGCTCCTTACTGTTGGCGGCGATGCGTGCCGAAGTGGCCGTATCCGCGCCGCTGTCGACGAACGAGATTTCCTTGAGGATGGCCTTGCGGACCACGTGCAGCGGCCCGTCAAAGGTCCTTCCGTTGACTGTCACTTGCTGGCCGTTAGGGATGAACTCGGCGTCCACGACGGCAGCGCCGATGCTGGCCTGCCAGGGGAAGCCGTTCACGCCGCTCTTGGCGACGTCCCGCGCCCACGAGGTGTCGCGGCTGACAAGGCCCTCGGCGACGACCTGGCCGTTCTCGATGACCACGCGCTGCGTGTGGCCCACCCCTTGGCGTGGGTTGTGGTCGAGTCGAACCGGAATGTCCTGGCGGTCGATGGCCAGGCCCTCCAGGTCGACGACGACCGGGTGCGGGAAGCCGACGATTCGCATCACGCCGCCGGTGTAGGCGACCATGCGGAAGCGCGGCATCTGCTTGTCCGGCTCATCCGCCGCCTCGACGGTCAGCGGGCAGCGGAAGGTGAGGAATTCAGGCTGCTTGCTGCTCTTCGACATCCTTGTCGACCTCCTCGTCTTCTTCATCCGTGGGTTCGGGCACTACCTGCGTCGCGGTCGGTTCGGCTAGGTTCGCCGCAAGCAGGCCAAGTTCTTTCATCAGCGCCTGCTCCTTGGCGCGTTGGCGCAGCTCGGTCTCCCAATCCTTGCCCTGGCGGGCATACTCGGCCGCCAGCGTGGTGGTGTTGCTACTCAGACGCGTGGCCTGGGCGTTGGCCTCCTTGGCCGGGTCGACGTGCTCGGTTCCGTCGAAGAACCACTGGTGCGGCACGTCCATCGTGCGAAGGACCGCGAAGTCGCTCAGGAGTTCCGCCTCGCCGATCCAGGCGGTGAAGATCGGGTCGAGCACCGCCTCGGCAAGGTGTGCTTGCTCGACGCGGATGGACTTGTAGTAGGTCTGATGGTCGAGACGGCCGGAGGCGTAGTTGTAGCCTGACGAATTGCACGCGGCGATGTTGTACGGCAGGTTCAGGCAGCGGGCGATCTCGTTGAGAATCTCGCGCTTGAACTCGGCGTAACTCGTCGCCGGCTGCTGGGCTTCGATCTGCCCGAGCCGCCAGCCGTCGGGCAGGACGGTGGCCATGCGCTTCTCGAGCTCGACCACGTCCATGGGCTCGAGGGCCTGGGCCTCGCCGTTGGCCGGTGCGTCGGTGAAGAGCACCGCCGCGAAGTCGGCGGCCGTTTCCGCCGCCGCGATCACCGCCAGCGTGTAGCGCCGCAGTTGGGCGAACAGAGGCAGCGCGGGCGTGATCTCGGGGATGCCCCGATGCTGGCCGGGCCGATCCGAGCGGAACCAGTGAACCACCGCGTCGGCATCGATCAGGTCGTACTGCGTCTTCCACGCCGTCAGGTCGCCCGGATGCTGACGCAGGATCGTGTAGGTGTGAGGGTTGCCCCAGGCGTCGAATGAGATGCCGTCGACGTCGTCGGCCACCGGCAGTAGCGCCATGAGCGGCGAGGCCACGCGGTCGGCCTCCACCAGTTGCACGTCGAGCTTGACCGGCGAGTCGATCATGGGGTTGGCGGTTAGCACGGCGAAGGTCTCGCCGTCGGTCGCCTTGCCCATCCGCATCGTGCGGAGCTTCTCGGCCAGGTTCACCGCCTCGGACCATTCGGCGAAGGCCATCTCGATCTGGCGGTTGATCTCCCCGTCGTCCGCCAGCAGCTGCAGGCGCGGGCCGGTGCCGATGCAATCGTTGGCGAGCGTCAGCACGATCCCCTTGGCGTAGGAGTTGTTCGCCACTTCATAGCGGGCGCGCTGCCGCAGCCTGCGGCGCACGTCGGCGGAACCGGCCCCGTCGGCTGACATCGCATCGGCCATCGCCCAGTGCTTGGCGTTCTCGGCGGTGGTCTGGGCCGCGTCGAAACGCGCTCGGACCACAGCCGGGAGGGACCGGTTCTTGGAAAGAGCCTTCCTGGTCTTGCGGAACGGCCACATCAGACGGTCCCCCCCGGCGAGATCTTCGCAAGCTTGATCCCGAGGCCCTTGGCGCGACTGGCCTTCTTCGACTCCAGGTACTTGTCGGCGGCGATCTGCTCGGAGAGCTTGTGCTGCTCGACGCTGCCGGAGTCGCCGCTGGCCTTGGCCGGGCCTTCGGCGTTGGTCTTGATCGAGTTGTCGAGGGTGTCGGTCACGGGCTCTGCTCCGGGTTCACCTTGGGTGCCCGTAGTGCTTATTGCCGCAGAGCCTCAATACTTCGCGCCGAATCGAGCGGGGGACAAAGAACGTGCCAGATATGGTATGTCAGACGATTTTCTCGCGCGTGGTGATCGCCTGGCCGCAGTTTCGACAGCGCTTTCGCCGGATGATCCCGTCGTTGCGCCGGCGGGTGTAGACGGTGTGAAAGTGCCGGCAACCACAGTGCCGACAGACCAGGCCGACGTGCGGGGTCGCGGACGGCTTGGGTGTCGTGGTCTGGTCCATGGTCACCGGCTCCGCTGCAACTGCGAGAGTTTGATGCGCCGCCGAGGCTGCGAGGGTCCATCCGACACGCCCGGCAAGACAGCGCCCTGGATCGATGCCGCCACGGCGCAGCCCACCAGGCAGTCCAGCCAATGGTTGTCCGGCCGCGTCGCTCGAAGCTTCCATTCATCCACGGTGCGGTCGCGGGCGACGGTCTTAACGCGGTACTCGGCGGTCAGGTGGTCGGCCAGCAGACGGTGGGCCCTTTTGGCAAAATCGTCTCGGCCGAACAGAGACAGGCAGCCGGGATCGCCCATGGCCACGGCCAGGCGGGCATGCACGAAGGTCTTCCAGTAGTTCGTATCGATCAGTACGTGGCGAACCTGTCGCCGTCCGATCGTGTTCGGGATGCGCCAATGCAGGCCGACACGGTCGCCGCGCTTGCGCTTGTACTCGCTGAACGGCACGCTCGATGCGCCCACGTACTTGCCATGCGAGGGCAGAACAACCCCTGCAAAAGAACTCTGGCGGCAGAACTGGTAGACCACGTCCGTGGACTGCCCCCAGTTGGCGTCGATCAGGCAGCGGTCGATTCGCATCTCGGCTCCGTCCTCGCGCCGATATGCCCGCGACAACTTCTCGGCCGTCAGCTTCTCCAAGCCGGCGTATATCTGACCCTCCAACCCAGCCCCAGGCGTCACGCGGCCCAGCGTGGAGTGCACATCCCGCAGCGTGAAGTAGGCCCGCTTCTGCTCCGGCCACGCGCCGTAATCGATGATGTGGCCGCTGAAGTCCTCCTCCCACGCGGCCAGCATCCAGAACAGCACCTTCTGCTGCACGTCAATGAACATCGTCAGGTGGTTGCAGCCGAGGGGAATCTCACCGGCGCGATAGCCGTTGAGCTTGGCCGCAACAGCATCGGCGGCGAGCATCTCCTCGCCGATCTCCTCCACGATCGGCTCGTTCTGGTACTCGGCGAAGAACGCGGCCTCGTCGCGGAGTTTCAGGTTCATCGCGTGCTGGAGGGCCGACAGCTCGTCGTCATTGAACCGTTGCGGCCAGGCGATGATCGAGCCGGCGTCCATCGCCTCGCGGTTGGCGCGGTAGAACTCGGTCGCTTCCGATCCGTCACCGTCGTTGCGCAGCGAATCCCCCCGCAACTCAGCGTACTTCGCCCAAAGCTTCTCGCTCGAGGGGAAGGCGTAGACCATCTTCGTTCGTTCGCCTTGCCATTCCGGGTGCTTCTCGCGGTCGAGCAGACGATCGGCCATATCGTCCGGGCGGATCACAGTGCAGGCCATCAGCCCCGCGATCTTCCTGCCCGGCCCGGCCATGCCCAGCACGTCGCCGGCGAGAATCGCTTCGCGTCTCTGGCTTTGCGAGGGCGACCAGGCCGACTCGGTCGTCTGCGGGTCGTCGACCATGACCAACTGCGGGCGCACGACCTGCCCATCGGCCCGGGCGTAGTTCTGCCCGCGAATATCGCTGCCCTTCATGCCGGAGCTGGAGATCACCACGCCGGAGCCCTTGGCCCCCGCGATGGTCGGCAGAACGATCCGATCCGACGACCAGTCGATTCGCGTCGGCGCGCCCTCGTATTTCTGGCCCTTCTGACGGTTGGTGATCCGCTCGAGGCACTGGATCGGATACGTCACCTCGGGGAAGTCCGCCTGCAGCAGCGGGTTGGTCTCCAGCCAGATCTTGATGTTCTCCAGCAGGTCGTGGGCACGCTCGGCGCTGGCGGCGACGAGGCACACGAACGGCGAGGCCCCGATCAGCGCCGACCACAGAACGGCTGTCTGACACAGCACCGTCTTGCCGCTGCCGCGCGGCATGGCCATGGCGAACAGCCCGCCGGTGCGGACCGCCTTCTCGATCTTGTCGATCACGCGAAGGTGGTCCGACGACCAGGCGAAGTAGAAGACGTCCGGGAAGTACGTCTCGCAGAAGAAGCGGAACGAGCCCTCAGCTTTGGCCTTCCGCTCCGGATCAACCACGGCGGGAATCTGGCCGATGTCCTGGGCGGCGCGGACCGCCTCGGCGTTGCGCTCGGCCTGCCGCGCCTTCTGCTCCTCGTAGCTCAACGGCTCGGCCTTCGGCTTGAAGTATTCCAGCGTCAGCCAGGCGGCGTAGCGGAACAGGTCCACCGTCCGCGCGTCGCCGATGGTGTAGCCGGCCTCGTTGCGGTGGCGGCGGAGTTGGAACTCCGTCAGCACGCTGCCGCGATCGGCCGAGTTCAGCAGACGCAGCAGGTCGGCGGGGCGGAGTTTGCGCGGGTCAATCTGCGTGGCCACCGGTCACCTCCCCGGCCAGGTAGGCCACGTACTCGATCAGGCTGAACGTCCCATCGGCGCGCAGCAGCCCGCCAGCTTCGACCACCTCGCGCACTTGCTCGGCCGTCACGCGCCGCCCGTAGGCCGAGGCCAGAATCTTGGCCGCGTCCGGCACGGAAATGGCCGTGATCTTCAGCGATTTCGGCGTGTCATGTCTTTGACTCATTGGCACTTACGTCAATCTGCAAGTTCTTGCGGGAAAAGAAGTTAATGCCCTTGATGGGGGCGCGATTCCATGGCTTCATGTGTCTGTAACGTAGGCCACGACAAGGAGATAGCGATGAACGCGACGCCCGCACGAACGAAGAAGGCCAAAGAAACCATGGTCGACGCCGAGGGCTACATCCGCGAGCTGATCCACCAGCTGCGCGAGGACGGCGTCCTCGACCACTACCCGGAAATCGCCGCCCTGGCCGACGAGGCCAAGGCCCATGTCGAGGGCCTGCGCAAGGCGCGGATCAACCTCTAACGCGAAGGAGAACGACCCATGCGAA